GAAGCTCCAATTGCCGCTCCGGCACCAGTACTTTTACCAAATAATCCATATCCAGCACCAGTTGTCCAACCTTGGACACCAAAGTCACTTGCTGTTGCTGATGTAGTTTTGCCATTTATCGCACTTGTTACAGATTCTGCATAAAACGCATTACTTCCCGCACCTACGCCAGTATGAGTAATTGATAGTGATTTAAAGCTAGCTGAGGCATCATTTGTTGATATATCACCGCCACCATCTGAAATTACAGGAGGAGAGGCGGGTGTTGCAGAGGCTCTGGATAACTTAACATGACCCATTGCCAAAGTAGTAGCTGCAGCGAAGGTCCTCCCGACTTCATAGGCTCTGTCTCTACTGTATACATAGTTACCGCTTCTCCAAGCAAGAATTATTCTTCTGCCCGGGATAGTACTACTTGCAATATTAGCTATCGCAGCCGTAGTTGGAACTACTGATGTATTTTGTGACCTATCTAAGTCAATGTATAGACAATATTTATCTTCTATTACAGTAGACCAGCTAGTGATTGTATTGTAATAAATATTATTGTCGCCACTGTTTTCAAATAATACATTTAATCCAGTCCAAGCTAGTGTTTTATCGATAGTGGGCGATACAGTTGGACTTGCAGGACCACCAACTGAAATTGGCTCTGTAAAAGAGAAGCTATTTGGGTTTATATAGGTTATTTGATAAACACCGCTTGTAAAACTAGCTGCATCTGCTACATTGTATGTAATATAAAATAAGCTACCATTAACAAATGGATGATTGTTAAGAGTGACTGTAGTTATATAACCAGTCTTAGATACGTCTGTATTGGTAACAGAAAGTCCATTAATAAACCATAGATTGTCTCCGTTTGCTAATACTGGAATACCATAAGCTAATTTAACATTGTCTCTGTTTTGATTACTAAACCACGAATCTCCACCACGGATTTCCCATAATGAAGTCATTATGGCATCCATCCATCCTTTAAAGCTTGAAAAATTCTTCTCTTCAGTGCTAAAAGGGCTGCTTCCGCTGCCCGTATATGTAGGAGATACTGCTGTTCTATTTCCCCATGGATATTTATTTACTATACTGGGACTATCACCACCACTAGATAGGCCTAATAGCATCCTTCTGGCATCTGTTACATCAACTACGTTCCCAGAGCCATCTACTGAAACTATGGCAATCGGTAGGACATTTGTAGCAGATGAGAAGTTTTGGGTACTAATTACTATCTTGTATCTAAGAGTTCTAGCTAATGGAACGTCTTGTGAGAACTCAGATGAAGAACCTGGGTCCAAGAATTGCTTACTATCTATTGTAGCTGAATCCGCATTTCTATATAAATCTAAACCAATGTAGTTTCTTGCTGAATTGACAAAATAACCTAAAATGTTACTATTTGTTTGATTCAGTGTTTCGGCAGCAACATTGTCATCAATAGTAAAGACTGTTCCAGACTCACTAGCTGTATAATGCAGAATCACGCTGCCAGCTACATTTAGTTGCAATGAAGTAGCTTTTTGTCCGACAGCACCGTCTGTAGATAAAGTAAGGCCTTTTACTACTAGCGGTAGTTTACCGCTAATAGCTCTACCAGCTAAGTCGTCGAAGTCATTTGTAACAGAACTTTCGATTGAACGAAGGTCCGGTACATCAAGTCTCATTTGTCCTAAAAAATTACCTTGTCTTTTAACACTCATTTAAAACTCCGATTCATTATTCCAAGAAAGGCCTTCAAAGGTAAATGATCCTTTTAGCACACTTCTACCTGTTACTTGCCAATTCTGGCTTGTTACTGAGGCATCTTGACATTTGAAAATAACACTATTACTGCGTCTATCTACTAATACTATGGAAATGTACTTTTCTAGTAATAAGTCATCTTCTGAGGCGACTACTCCAGCACCCTCAAGCCCACCGTATCCGCCGATTCTAGTACATTCAATCTCACCTTTTACGTTTACAACCCCAGGTAGAATCTCAAACGGACCAATAGAATCTATACTATTAATGCCTTTTTTATTATAATCTACGCTGTGTTTAAAGCCAGTACATATGCCAAATAAGCGGCCACTTATGTAGACCTTTAAAGTCGATGCTGTTACGGTTAAAGATTTCATTCTTCCCTAGCTCCTTCGACTTCAGCCTGTGAACCCCATACATAGACCTTATCTGATACTTTAGCACCTATTGTACCATTTCCTGCATTTCCAAGTCCTATATCTGATGGATAATCTATTATTTTGTTGATTATAACACCAGCTGCGGTTATATTATCGATAGTATTGGAAGCCGCTATTCTACCTGAAATTGAATCAGTTAAATAAGCTGACCCAGATGTAGGTGTAAGTGGGGCATATGGCTCATTCTTTACAAATATAGCTGTTTGCCCACTTAAGATTGTGTTCTCAAAAATATAACTTGAATCTAGTACTAATTGAGTGGTTCCAAGTTTGGCTAAGTATTCAATAGGAGGCGTTTCTGTATTTAATCCGAAATTAAAGATAATAAAGCCAGAAGACGGAGCAGAGCTGGGTATTGAGGTGAATGTAACAAATTGATAGCTACTGCCCGCGTTTAGTTGCTGATTAATTACGGCACTTATATTACTAAGAGTAGAGCCTTCTTTGGGAGAGAATAAATATGGACCAATAGCGTCAGTGTCTTCGCTGGCTTGCATTTTTATCAATTTAGCGCTAACTAATTCATCGTTTGAGTCTAAATATGAGGTTAAAATAGGGCTGTAGCCGGTAGATTCAGTAATAGAGGAAGTGTCTACATATAAAGAAGTTGTACTTAATGTAGTTATTGGTAGTATTTGGTTTAATTGCCCAGAAAGAGTTTGTGACTTAAATCCGCTGTATATAGTAGCGGCTGCCATTGTACTGTCCCCCAGAAATAAATCTCCAGAATCCAATAATGTGACTTTATTGTAGGCAGTTGATAAGAACGTATCGCTACATTCTACAATTCTCTTGTTTTTAACATCTAATAGCCTATATGAATCTGTAGTAAGTGGACCACCAACTGCTACAACATAGCCATCTGCATTTAGGCAATATGCTGTACCATAAGAAAGGAAGCTAAGTCCACTCCACTCTGTATTCCATTTATTAGCAGCTACGTCATAGTATTGAACGGTAGTATCTTCTGTATCGAGTGAATCTAAGGTGCCTCCTACTATAACTACAGTCCCATCGGCTCCCATTGTATTGTCTAAATAACTGAAGGCATCTCCTTGTATTTCTTTATTGACGCCACTTATTTGTGACATATTAATCCATTTATTGTATGTAAAGTCATAAATGAATGTTTCATCGTTTCTAAAGCCAGTATTAGGACCTGTAGTGCAAATACCGCCAGCTAGGAATACGTTCCCATTATTTAGAGTGACTAAGTTTGGTCCAAGATATCCATATGGAAGTGGTTCTAATATAGTCCATGTATCTAATACCGGGTCATATAGTTCTGTAACTTCCTCTGAATGAACAAATATTTTCCCGTTTTGAAGCTTAGTTGCAAACTTTTTGTACCTTGGAATCGACATACTGGCACCAGCAGTCCATCTGTCGTTTTCGATGTTGTATATTGAGGTAGTTGCCTTTGCAACTCCTGACTTAATGCCACCCATTTCAATTACATAATTAGAGTTTATTTCAAAAAGTTCAAGACTGTCTCTTTCATCTGCTAAGCTGTATGCTGCAGAATAAACCTTAGTAGATGGGTCGAAGATATAACAGTCTTTACTAGGAGAAATACCAATTCTTCCACCAACTTGCAAGACTTTGCCATTGCTTAATTTAATGCTACCATAGAGGTCCATTCCGCCAACTCCGTTGACTGGAAGGACTTCTTGGTATTTGCTAAAATTAGCCGTATCAGCTACTGTCCCATCTATTTTAACTAAATTCCCAGTAGTCAAATCATGTACAGTGGTAGTTTTTATATACAATTTACCGTCATTATCCCTAAATGTGGGATAAATACTGCCAGTGGCATTAGTTAATATAATATTATTGCCTAAATTACTTATTGTAAATGAAGTTCCGGAAGCTACTGTAACTGGTCCAGATTGTACAACATTCTCTCCAAATGAAGCCAAAACTAAAACTCTATCTCCGTTGTTTAAGTTATGGTTGCCGTCTGTGTTTACTGTCAAAACATTCGCAGCCCTTGACATGCTAACTACGGCTACTTTATTGGCCATAGTTAAGAAATCTTCATGTAAATACGCCCCGGTTCCAGGGACTCTATTTACTGACTGTGTAGTTGCGGATAAATAAACGTCAGTGACATTTGGCTCAGTTTGAGACACAAATGATTTTAATACGTTGTTATTTACAGTGTATACGTGTTGAGCAAAGAATTCTAAATCATTACTGGCTACTTGTACTAGCGATTGATTAACTCCATAAACATTCTCTATTTCAAAATATTGAGATGAACTACTGGTCCAATTAACAGCTTCAATTCTGAAAGAACCTTTATTTAAGGAGTTTGCCGGTGACCCATATATGGTTACGTAGTTACCGACTTGTAGGTTCTGTAGATTAGGATTGGTTCCAACCCCTGAATATGTAAATCTAACTCTGCCACCTTTCAAGAACGGAGAAACTGCTGGAGCGGCTACTTGAACCGTCCAAGCTGTAGTTGCGTTTTGTGTAGTGGCTACAGTTTGTGGAAACTTAAGTTTTTGTTGAGCAGAGCCACCGAAACAACTAATTCTACCTCGAATACCCAATGCTCCAGAATACACTCTTACTATTCTTCCAGAGGTGGTTAAGTAAGACTTAGCAAATGCAGTAGAGCCGTTTGATTCACAATATCTTGTTATTACAGCTGCGACCTCTTCTGCTGTAGCCGCTCCGTATACTTCAAAGTCATTTGGGCTAAATATTACCAATATGTTCTTATTGTCAATACTTAGATTTAATGTATCGCCGTCTTGTATATTGTAAGTTTCTACTATTGTGGAACTAAGGTGGGCTCTAGTGGAGTCTTCCCCATAGAATATCTCAAGAACTTTAAGAAAGGACTGTAATGTAACCTTTTCTGATGTTACATTAATTACGTACTCTCTAAATAAAGAGTCCGCCATTCCTGTGTTTTGTGGTCTTAAAAGACCTACATTGCTTGCATTCCTATCTAAGTATTTGCCGCTGGAATTGATTATAGTCAATTGATTCCAGGCATCTTGAGCTAATTTGTTGTTATATTCGTCACCAACAGAAAATGCATCTAATAAGGCATCAACCGCATTTCCCTTTATTGCCCTTGGAACATAATTCCTTAATATATTCTTTGATGTTTGCTGTACCGCGCCTTGAGAAATTGATGGAATTGATGAAATATCTGATATTTCAAAATCAATAAAAGTCGGAGCAACTAATGGATTTGTAGCAGGAGTCTCTATATTAGAGGCAGTAAGTCTCCAGTCCCCGTTTTGTAGGGGAACATTTGTATTTAATATAAACCTCTGTGGATTGCCAGAGACTGGGGTGACGCTAGTTACGGTTACATATGCCAATCCAGTTAATGAATAGTTATTTGGATTTAATGCATCATTTGCGCCACTACTTGACGCAGCTAATGGGTCTTGAGAGAATTTTACATACAACTGACCAGCCTGCACCGGTCCTGCATCGATGAGGAATAAAGGGCTGCCTGAAAATATACTTGAAGATGGCATTAAATTACCAATCCTTGAAAGTCCCTAATATTGGAAGCAGTTACAGTATATGACGTTCCAACTGTTTGGTGACTTGTAGTTAAGGTAAAGATTGTATCGGAGACTTTTGAAACACCAGAAACCGTGAGCCCATTGGTAATGGAGTAGTTGTTGGTATTTAATGCATCAAGCTCATTTACTGGCTTATTGAACCAAACCTCTATAGTTCTTGAATCTACGGTTCTGGCTATTGTAAGGGCAGGAGAGGTGGCTACTCCAGTGAAGTTTTGAGTAAATGGACCAGTAAATACACTGCCTCCACCATTTGCTATCCACGAACTAGGAATTCTTAGTGAATAAGTAGTTCCATTAGCTTGCCAGCCAGTGGATAGTATTATTGAATTTCCGGATACATTTACACTGAAAACTGGAACATATTCAGAATTTGGACCAGTAATTATATATCTATTTGGCAATAAAGCATCTTGCAGTAGTGTAGGCGTTGAACTAAACAAGATATTTACGGTATTAGCCCCACCTGTTACAGAGGTTAAGGTAATTCCTGTCCCGCCAGTAGCTCCACCAAGATAAGTATATAGAGCAGAAACTGAATTGCTAGCAAAAGTCAATATTCCAGGGGTTATAAACAATGAATATTGGCCAGCAGCAAAGGTCCCTGTTACAGTTAAGTCAATATAGCTATTTCCCGGTGTCCAGCTTACGGTATTTACAGTAATAGCAGATGGACCCACTATTGTGTATCCAAGTGGGTTATTACTAACAGCAGATGGAATTTCTTGACCTATGTCTATACGAACCGTATTTACGCCAGTAATTCTTCCCCAATAGTTAATTACATCGTGCTTTACTTCAAAAATGGCACTCAATATGTTTACGGAAGAACCATCAGTGACGACACCCGGGTCCATAACTAAGGTGTATGTGCCATATGGAAGCAGCCCGTCAGCAGTCAATACTGTTATCCATATCTCTACATAATCATCCCCAGGATTCCAAGTAATGGTATCTGGAGTAACTGGATAGGGCCCTGTAATATTCCATTTTAATGGGTCTGTATCTACTGAGGTTGGAATTGTAGTAAAATAAGCCCTCATTGTTTGAGTTGAATTGAAATACAGTGGCTCAACTATAATCGCATCTGCTACATATTCAAAATCAGCTGATGGTGCATTGGTCCAACCATCTTGAATCGCCTGACTAGCTATGCTTAATGTATGAGTTCCACTAACCCATCCTCCACTAACAGTTAGTTCTAAATAATCATTACCTGGAGTATAGGAAACTGTATCCACACTAAGGGAGGATGGACCAGTTAGGACGTAATCTAATGAATTAGCACTAACTACAGTCGGGACTCGGTCCAGATTGACCCGCAGAAGGGAACTGGACTTACGCAGTACAGAGAAGGCAATTGGTACAGGGTGGCTTTCAAAGGTTCTGGATGCCTGATTGACAGACATCAAGTCCGATACAGTACCCGGAGCTACCGATAGAGTGTAAGTTCCGGGAACAAATGCACCGGAAGTAGTTAGAGTGACTATGGAGGTCCCCGGAGTCCAACTGACCCCTGTTACAGTAATGGCGGAAGGTCCGGTTATAGTCCAATTTGATGTGGTTGTATTAACTGAGGTCGGGATTACGTCTAATACAACTTCAACTGTATTCCAGTTCTTTAAAAGTGCGGTAAGGTCGATATACTTGTATCCCATAATATCGAGATAGCCGCCATCTTTGACTCCGGGCATCAAGTATTCCTCAGGATTCATTGGGCCTTCTATAGTTGCAGGTCCTGTAGCCGCTGAGGAAAGTGTCCAGTACTGACCATATCCCAGAGCGGCGTCCTGAAAAATAATTTCAACATCACCCAGTGCGAAAGACCGTAATGTAACAGTACAGTCTGTTATGCCGTCGCCAGTTATTGTCTGTGTTCCAGAGAGGGGCTGTGCGTAATTATCATCAAGACGGTAACTAGCCGACTGTCGAGTAATCCACGTACGAGCACCAGTCCCATCTATTGCTGTTGCGTTCGGATTTAATCGCAAACTCGGACTTACAGCATAATAACCCATTCCAAGTCCAGCATCAAACCACCACTCCCGCTGGCGAAATGTTATTCGTCGAACACCTTCGGCGTCGGTTACGTCATTGACAATGTCAACTTCTCTTCTAAGTAGTGAATATGCCATAAGTTATAATAGGGGCTGTGTGGACAAGAAGGGGAGAAGATAGTTCCCGGCAGATATCCAAGTTTGACTAGCTACATTTGGGTACGAAACCCCTACCCCTCCTCCAATTACTTCGTATATATCAGGAAGCACCCCTCTATAAGCAAGTGGGCTGTTTGAAAAAACGTGAGCTTGCACAAAACGCACCTCATTAGTAAGACTATCTCCTTTCCAGTTGTTTTCTGACAATGCAGTAGCACTTCCAGCACATAAGGCTGTGACGCCTCCACTGTTTGCGCCACCGTCTGGCGCTCTACTTGTACAGCCAGAAGGCCCATGGGCACTTGAAACATATGGCGTACCTAGGGAGGTGCTCGTCGATGTAGCTGTTCCACCAAAAGCAAAGCGATTAAACGTGTCACTTGGATGGGCACCTACCGATTGGATTAAAGATACCATTCCACTAAAGATTCCGGAACCCACCTTACTCCATAAGTAAATGAAATTTCCAAAATCATCAGCAATAAAGTGAGAGTAAAAAGTAGCTCCGGATGTTACATCCGCGACGTTTATAGTAGCGGTAGTTGTCGAGTCAGCATTGCTTCCAAATTGAAACGAGAACGAAGTAGTTGGGGGGTCGGCTGTCACGGAGCCTGTACCAAACGGGGACGACGTGGGAGTAAACGCAACTCGGCTTGTGGTATCAGAGTTGGCATTACAAGAGATAAGCATGTCATGGCCAATATACGAATTACGGAGAATAATCCAAGAATGAGCACTGCTAGTTGAATTTCGAACAAACTTGGTTGAATTATATGGAGTTCCGATTCGGTCAACGCCATCTTCAGTAGCTCCGTAGGCAACTCCGTCACAAGACCTAACTACAGTCCATACACTATTAGCATGACGAACACCAGTTAAAGTTCCGCCGCCAAGAGTGTTAAGGAGACATTCCTTTAGATTCCACAAGAAACTATTGCCGACATTTCTAGTAGAAGAATTGTTTGGAATAGGGATATTGGCCCTTGTGCACCAACTTCTTGAAATTGCGGGTAAAACTGCCATGTTTATTCTCCGAAATATACTCTATAATATGGGCTGTGTGGATAAGAATGGGAAAAGATAGTTCCCGACAGATACCCAAGTTTGATTGGCTATAGTTGGATATGAGGTCCCAGTCACCCCTCCAATTACTTCGTATATATCAGGAAGCACCCCTCTGTAAGCAAGTGGAGAATCTGAAAAGACATGAACTTGCACAAAACGTACTTCGCCACTACGAGAGTCCGACCTTCCGGTATTTTCAGCTAATGGTGAAGTCCCTCCTGCAGATATACAAGTCGCTCCACCGGTAGGTGCGCTGTTATCCGGCCCTCGACTTGTACAACCTGCAGTTGTACGAGCAGCATTTGCGCAACTTGGAGTCCCTTTGCCTGACACCACAGCCGTTCCACCAAAAGCAAAGCGATTAAATGTATCACTTACATGAGCATTTACCGATTGAATTAAAGATACCATCCCGCTAAAGATTCCGGAACCTACTTTGCTGTATAAGTAAATGAAATTCCCAAAATCATCAGCAATAAAGTGAGAGTAAAAAGTAGCTCCGGATGTTACATCCTCTGAAAGGGAAATGCTGCTACCAACGGCATCGGATGATATTCCATATGCAAAACTAGGAGAACTAGTAATAGGAGGCGACGCGGTCACCGAACCGGCACCAAATGGGGTAGAAGACAAGGTAAATGCAACTCGACCAGCCTTGTCGCTATTGGCATTGCAGGCAATAATCATGTCATGGCCAATATACGAATTACGGAGAATAATCCAAGAGTGGGCGTTACCAGTTGTATTTCGAACAAACTTAGAGGCGTTGTATGGAGTGCCCCATCTGTCAATACCATCTTCAGTAGCCCCGGCAGCAGCTCCATCGGACGACCTAACTACAGTCCATACACTATTAGCATGACGAACACCAGTTAAAGTACCACCTACGGAGGTATTAAGGAGGCATTCCTTTAGATTCCACAAGAAGCTATTACCGACATTTCTAGTAGAGGAGTTGTCGGGAATAGGAATATTAGCTCTGGTGCACCAAGACCTTGATATTGCTGGTAAAACTGCCATGTTTATTCTCCAATAATAATTCCAGTATTAATTTAATATAGTTACTGAAATGTCATTATTTAAGTCTAAGATTGTTGCCTTTTCATTCGCCTGAACTGGGATTAAGTCATTTCCTAGTGAGTATTCTGGGTAAATTATTGTTACTGACAATACGCCACTAATTTTATTTGCCGCAGATACTATATCAGAAATCGCAATATTCGTGCCAATTGGTGAATTGTTTATTTCGGCGGCAATAGCTGATTTAATTTTATTCAATATAGCGTCAATTGAAACGCCAGTTCTTAGACGCACTTCTAATGATATATAGAGACGCTTAACCAATGGTCCAGAAATGTCAATTAAAGCAGGAGTTGCTGCGACACCAGGATATGTACCCGGGTCATTTTCGTCCCCATATACAATTCTGTGAACCTCTCCCAGTAATCCATTGTTATAGGAGTATCCATCTAATCCTATATTAACTGATGTAGGGAAAGATAGCTTATCTAAAGCCATCATTGTTGAATTAACCGAAGAATTGAGCTTTGGAATATAAGAATAATCCAATGAAGTAGCACAATAAACCTTGCTTGTTCCTGGTATTTCAGAATCTTCGATTATTGAGTTAATTATAGTATATGTATAGAAAGGATTAGCTTCAATTATGTTTACGTGAATATAGTCATTACCAAGAACAGCTGTGGCTGCTGTCATATTCCCGGTAACATAGAATTTCTTGTTGAAATCAGCGCTTAAATAGTCCTCAGCCCTTCTACTTACAGTAAACGACCCTATATTTGCAGAACCGAGAACTGATGAGCTAATTGTCAGTGTGTCGCCTAAGTCAATGCTATTGTAATCAAGAATTCTCATCCAAGCAGTAGTAGCAGTTACTACTTCAGAGACTCCACTGGGATTATAGACCCAAACCGTGTTTTTAGAAGCTGTCGCATCTACCGCAACAACTATGAAAGTACCTGTATTTACTTGACTAAATGCGGTCCCAGTTACTGGATTCTTAATTATAAACAAATCTCCAACATATACGCCACTAAAATCAAGTGGTGAAGCGCTTGTTTCTGTATAGGAAACGAAGTCTCCATGTTTCATTACTTGCCAATTTCTAGGAGTCGCATCAACGTTCTGGGCCTTAGGAACTATTACGACATCGTCAGATACAATCAGCCATTCATTTGCATTATCGCCAGGATATATTGTCCACGTATTTGCCGCATTTATATACGCAGATTTAGCTGTTTTATTTTGATTTGCAATTCTAACTGGCATTCTTCCTGAGAATCCAGATAATTGGGAAGTTAGAGCATTAAATACGAATCCTGAGTTATTGTAGCTTAAATTCATTGCTCCGTTGTAAATCAAGGCGCTGCTTTGGTTGCCTTGACCACCGCCAACTTGTATACTTCCTTCACTTCCAGATTGAGAAGATACTAGCTCAACCTTCGTTCCATTTGAAGAAGTGTAAATAGAAGCATTTGCCGACAAGCCAGTAGCAGCTGGATTGGAAAGGAAGTTTACAAAGTTATCTGCAGTTTTGGGAATTAATGTCAATACTTCATTATTGAAGTCATTGTTAGTAGTTAATTCTCCACTCACCGCCTTCTTAAGTGATATATTGCTAGCTATATTACTTATATTTGTATTAAGTACGTAGTTAATTCCATCGAATAAATCAAAGCATGGAATTGAGAAGGTTCCGGCTCCATTTATTGAAGCGTTGTTAGTTTTGGTCAAGAACTCATCTTCAGTAGCAGTGTCTACGTTTGTAGCTCCGGTTCCCAATACAGTAGCTGAAACAATACTAGAATTGCTATTTACATATGTCGCTATAGCACTTGCAGTTGTTGGGGTTATTGGGAAAAACCTCATATTGGTCAATGAGTTTAGCTTAAATATTTCTTGATACGCAGATGTATTTCTTAAATCTGACCAGAATGTAAATCCGGTTGAAGATATTTCGGATAACTTAACGCTTCCACGCAGACCAAGAGAATCTGGTACGAAAGATGAGAAATTAACAATATCTCCGTTTATTACAGGAGTTCCACCACCAGTTAAATTAGGCATATTTGGCGTTGATTGGAAGTACTGAATACCAGCACTAGAAACTGCTGCACCGGTTTCTGAATACTTAAAGTATCCAGACCCGACCTCTGTAACTACCTTAGCTCCAGCAGCAAAATTAGCTTCGCCTGGGGTTAAATATACTAAGTCGCCAACAGCGTATGGACAACTATCTACTAGTGAGGTGGCTGCCCAAGTAGCTGTAACTACCGAACCCACTCTTTGTAAGCTACCAGCCTTGACCTGAGCCCTGTAGTATTGCGCAGTACATTTTGCGGTAGCACCAGTTGAGACTACCCATACTCCAGGAGTGGGTGTGCTTGCTAAATCTGGTTTAAATTGAGTCCAACTTACTGTAGTGCCACTTATTGCAGTTACAGTAAAACTACCTAATCCTACAGCTGAGGCACCTGAGTTATAGTAGTATGGATATGGCACCCAAATTACATCGCCTATCTTGAATGGATGCGCTCCAATTGTAGCAGTTACTACGTTTGATGTTACTGCGATATTTGTAATTGAATAACTAATACCGGCATCTTTATAATACAGAGCGTATGTAAGGCTTGTCCCGTTTACTGTATTAGCTCCGGTATCACTATATTGGAAGCTTGCAGCACCTACGTTTGTTATTGTATATACGCCAGCTGCGAAATCTGTATCACTATTTGTTAATACAATTATGTCCCCAATAGACAAATTATGTAAATAAGAGGTTAGTGTCAAGTCTAATGTAACCGTAACTGTAGTACCGGCAGATCTAGCAACTCTGGCAACCCCTGCTGTAAATGTAGGGAATTTGTTAAATAGCCAATACATATTGCCATCTAAACCAAGTCCAGTGCGCTCTGTCCCAGATGGAAGAGTTACATCAATAAATGTCTTTGGATATGACGATGTCCCGGTTCCAGCTATTTGATTTTTAACTAAAGGAATTGCGTCAGAAGCTGATATGCCCAAAGTCTGGCTTGGGGCAGTTGGATTTACATATCGTACCTTTGCCCACTCACCTTCTGGACCGCTTCTGGCAAATCTCCACAAAAGCGCTTGATTTGCAGAAATTGAGTGTGACTTGCCTCTGGCTTTCATGTATACAGCAAAGTCATTAAATAAAGACGAAGTAGTTCCCCAAGCAGCAAATAGGGAGGAACCGGCTGTTTCACGAACCTCGAACGCAGCGGCACCGTATGTGGCTCCAGCCAATGGCTTAACTTGTCTGTATAGTGGGATATTATAATTCTTGTTTAATGCATCTCCATCCAGTATGACGTTAATGCTGTCAGTTGCACCAAGAGTGAATGTATTGAATCCCTGAACAATATCTCCGGCTTCTGGAGTTCTGGACATTGCATTTGTCTTAGTAGTAGAGACTGAACCAGTGATATCAGTCAAAACTCTACGGTCTTCGCTTGCATTTCCATAGAAACTTACTGTAGTATCAAGCTTCTTTTGGAACTTGATAAAATCACCTACACCCCAATAGTCATATAGGCTGTCTGTAATTGAGGTTGTTTTTGGAGTAGCAGTTACTGTATTGGAGGTTGCTGAAGATACTGATGTAAATAAGAACCTGGGCGTACCAAGTTCAGAATGACCACTTTCAACCGTGGCTAAGTGATTAGGTTCTGCATCGTCATGACTTACTGGCAATAACAGAGATTGAGCTGATGTATTGGCTGTAATCAATAATACATCACCATTATCGAATGAATTGGAGGTAACTCTGAAGAACTTATTCCTGTAAACTTCAGCTTTAGCTCCAATTAAAGACTGATTAAATAAAGTAGCTAATGAATTAAGAGAATATGTTGCTATTGTGGCACTGACTGACTGTGGTTGTGTAGAGCTACGAGCGAAGGCGATTCCTTGTGAACTTGGAGTTACAGTTTCTGGAACCGCTGCAGCATTTTCGACAATAAAATAGTCAGTAGCATTATCTACTTGGGTAACTCTAAAGATACCTCTATTACTTGCATTAAATGCAGTATCCCAAATAACTACCCAGTCACCAACTTCAACCTCTCCACCAAGCAATCCGCTGGCTACTTGATATTTACTTAAACCAGCTACTGGAATACTTACCGCAATGGACGTAGAGCTTGATATATTTGGATTCAATAAAGAAGAAGAACCATCTATACAAAACCACCAAGTTGGGATACTGCCTGCAAATGTAACACTTGATGTAGGGAATTCTGGAGTCTGAATGTAAGCTTTTGTATTTGGGCTGGCAATCTCTAATTTATCAAATTCAACCAATGGCTGATTTAACTTGATTTGACCAGTATTTCTGTTTAATGAATAGTCATTGTTTTGGCCAACAGATACATCTCCAACATTGAACATGTTTTTGGTGGTTAATGTCCCGCCAACAATTTCAATGCGGCTTCTTGAATTACCCTTTAGGTTACTAGAGACTTCAAGTCTGCCATTTCTATTATATATAGACACACCAGCTATTTTAGAAGAAAGTACGGTTACCCAAGAATCTAGTGAGTTTTGGTAATTAACAGTAGTATAGCCTGTGTTTTGTGAAATAAAGTCAGAGTTTCTTATTGTAATTGTCTGGTCAGAGGTCCCGTCTACAGAGAGAATTAAAGTGTCTCCATCGGTTATACCGGAGTTCCATTCGTATTGATAAAGGCTGCTAACTAGTGCAGTTTTGCCATCTTTGTAGAGCAATACGTCGTTTTTGTATAAACGAAGTGTATAAGCTGGATTTGTAGAGAAATTAAGAGCTACGTTAGCATCAGAAGAATCTAAGGAAAGAACCTGCAAATCTTCGTTGACGTCTGATTTAGCAAATAAACTAACCTTAGAACCGCCATCGGAAGTTCTTGCATTAAACAATAGATTTGGATTACCATTGATACTTGCTACTATTTCATATGCAGAAGCATTAGCTATGTTGTAAAAGTCTCCACTTGGGAATATGTGGGTAGATGTAACACCGCCGACCTGTACGGATAGCAAGTCTTGGTCATTTAGTTCAAATGGAGCAGTGTATCCAGATTTTACGAAAGCCTTAGCAATTGGTCTAGGTCCGGATAGTTGGAAAACGTCTTCCCCACCAAGAGCAGAATCCATCAGCGTCTCGGTGGCTACGTTTCCAAATGTTTCTTCATACCCAGTACCATCGTCTATATATAGCTTCGCTCTATCTCCTGAAGTAACTAAAGACGAGCTAATAAGGGTTTTATTGTCTTCAGAAGACCTAGCTCCTCTAATTGCATTAATTATGGATAACCCAGTTCCCTTTGTTCTGGATTGTTTAGCGTCTTTAATGCGTTCGCGTAGTGCTTCGTCTGTTTCAGCAGCAGTTGCTGTACTAAACGGCAATGGGTTCTTAACAGCAGCACCCACAAATAAAGTAGATACTACTTCTTTGATTGAGTTTGCTGGTACGTTTCCAGAAAGACCTGGAGTTTGAGCTAGAACATCGACGTCAGTTACTTCAACCTCTCCATCTGGAATTACTGCACTATAGATGGTAGTGAACTTAATTGCATCGCCAAGAGCTTGTTGTGTAGTTTGGACTACAGTTCCCGGAGGAATTTGACGTAGCCCACCTTGACCTACAACAACTGTCTCTCCTAAGTTGTGGAACTTAGATGTAGCTACAGATAGGGTTAATTGCCAATATCCAGCAAATTGAGTTTTGGCAGTATATGTAAGCGGACCTTCAAAGTTATCAGTTCCACGTCCAATGTAAATAGTTCCAGAAACTGGGAAAGAAAGGGCATCTTCTACTTGAACAGTCAAGCTTCCGGCAACTAATGCTCCAGTGCCTAAATACAGTAAGCTGGACTTCTTTGTAAAACTTGTGTCATAAAAGGTAACTGCGCCATTTGAAGCAGTTACAGTGCGTCTAGCTATGTTTTCATCAGCAGCTAAGCGGTCTAATGCCTGACCATTAGCTCTGTCTATAGAAATTGAATCCAGTAGGTTGAATACATCTTGGCTGCTTCTTACATCGCTTTGAGCAGCAGCTTCTAAGAAGGACAGAATAGGCGAACCGACTTGTAGTTGTGAAATACCATACCTTGACAAAAAGGCACTAATTAAGTCGCTTAGAATTTGATTATATGAACGTGGAGTGGGGATGTCCGCCATTTGAGCCTCTACTTAATTAAGAATTAACCTTAACCTACTGAAATTATATCAATATTTAAATCTTTGGAATAATGTACAATTCTTGGATTAGTAATCGGTCCGTAATGTACAATTCTTTTCAGCCCTACTGTAACTAATAACTTAAAAGTATACCAATTTGGGCAATCTGTTATGTATATAGTGGCTGAATCAAACTTTGCGGTCCCTTTTTGAACCGCTTTGCCTATTGCTACGTTTTCTGCATTAATTGTAGCTACATAGCGCTCATCTGTTTGAGGTTTGTATTGCTGGCCACCAAGGTGGGTTGAGCTACCTGTAGATATAATTTGATTCCCACTTGCAATTACGCAACCACGTGTTTTTCTTTTTAGTCCGGAATTAACGTTTGACGCCCCATCTTTCTGAGCTTCGGCGGTAGCGAGTTGTAGAAAGTGTAAGTCTAAACGTGTTAAGGGCATCTGTTCTTCCTCTTGCTAAAGATTGCTTCTCGTGGTAGAATGTGTCATGGACACAAGAGTTCAAAATAATCAAGCGTTTAGTGAGCTTTGGAGGCTGATTAACCAAAAGACCTGGTTTCAAGCCATTACCAAAACCACTAATAAACTAGGCGAGAATGTACTGACGATTAAAGTCAATAAATTAATTGACTCGAAAGAGCTTAAAATCATACCAAGAGAAATCTACGGTATTAAAGTAAAGATTGTTTATAAGAAAAATAATTATTTATGTTAGAATTTTTAAGTTATTTACAAAAAGCAGCATTTTACGGCTGTATCGGGCTCTTAATAGAAGTTGTATTCACTGGCATACATTCGCTATTTATACAAAAGAATCTTAAGGCAACAGGATATACGTATTTATATATGTTCCCGGTCTATGCCTTTGCTGGCATTACTTTAGAAGCATTGAATGACGGTCTAGTAGCTCCGTTTTATATACGTGCTATAATATTTACTCCAGTTATATACGGTATAGAAGCTATTAGCGGTCTATGTCTATTAAGCTTAATAGGTTTTATTCCATGGGACTATAAGCACAGCAAGTTCTCCCCATTGGGATTGGTTAACTTTAAGTATATTTTTTGGTGGTTTGGTCTTGCTATGTTGTTTCCGTGGGTTAGTTATTTAGTTAAAAAGGTAGTTGGTCTATTGGTCACACTATAAGGGGTTATATGAATTGGATTAAATCAAAGGTTTCTTATGTATTACTAGCAGTATCTGTATTTTTTAGTGGCATTTTCCGCAGAATTCAGTCATTTTTCATGAAAACGACCAAAAAAGAAACTCCAGTACTGAAAGTTGTTGAAAAAGTGGAGGAAAAACAGGTTGTTACTGAAAAACTAGCTGAAATTAAGACACCAGAACAAAATCCGTTGCCAGAACCCGTTAAGGTGTTTTATTTATTGCACATGAAAAACAGAAAAAACAGAGAAAATGACAAAAATAGATAAAGAAACTGCATTAATGAAGACAATTGATAGCATTTATTCAAAATTCTATCAGTGGTATCAGAAAAATGACTATATAGCCATAGATGCGTTCATTAAAGCTATGGATTTTGAAATGACTCCTGAAATTAGAGTCACTGTTTTAACGGGAAGTCTGCCAATGAAGTCTAAATTTGCCAACAGACCTGCGTTTTTTGACAAAACTTATAATTTATTGAAAAGAAAAGGCTTTGACGCTGATAATATTTTGATTGGATTGATATAATATGAAGTACTTAGCTCTATTTCTTCTTACTTGCTTTCTTGACTATGGCTGGGGATTATATATCGCCGCTGTCAGTAATAAGCAAGAAATTAGAGCGAGTATATATTCAGCGATTATATTCGTCAGTGGAATGGCCGTGACCGTCTTTACAGTCGAAGACCATTTTGCTATACTGCCGGGTGTAGCTGGAACGGTTCTGGGAACTTATTTCTCGGTAAAACTACATAAAAAGAGCTAAAATGTCTAAATTAGAAGAAAAAAGAGAAGAGTACGAAAAAGAAGTAAGATTTGATGAATGGGATAGAATCGTCGGAGACTTCTTCTATGAAGTTGATGTTGACTTACTTCCAGTCGGTCCATTAGGTAAAGACTCAAATAACCCATGGGGAAAAAGGATGGGCGAGAGTGTCAAGATGTTGATAGAAGAAAATACTAAAATCAACAAAATGCTAGACGAAGCAATAGTCGCTTTATCGGAAATATCCAGGATTAGACGTGCAGGATTAGAAATGAGTTCAACGGACGAAGAGTGGCTTGAGTATTGGATTCATTTAAGCAATGAATATAGAGATATTGCTCGTAAGACATTAGAAAAGATTGGTGCAAAATGACCGATGAAACTGTAGTTTATTTAGCCTTATTTGCTAATTCTATAATTACCGTAGTAGCGGCAGTATTTTCCATTAAGACGTGTTTAAAGATAAAGCCATGATTGAACTCTTGTTAAGAAAATTCACCTATGGTTCTAGTATGGGCAATAAACACTATAGTTCAATAAATGAAATAGATTACAATAACTTGTTTTATAGACCTACTAGTGTTTCTTTATTGAACACATATAATTCAACAACCCTCCCATACCAATGGAGTCCAACTTGGTATTCAGAATTTTTATCCCACTCTAATTTAGGTAGGGCATTGCCATTCGCAATAAATTCAAATACCGGGACATTCATAGGGCAAAGAAGATAGAAGATAAGAAAGTAATAAAATGATTAAAACCCAAAAGCTAGACGTAATATCTGACTTACATTTTGACTTAATAAGCCATAAAGAGGTTGAAGATTTTTATGTAAGTTATCAAAATCACTTAGACAAGAATGGGCATCCAGATGTATTAGTCATAGCTGGCGATATTGCAAGCTATAGTCTTCCTATTCGTGATGAAGCAATTCAGAAGTTAGATTCGATGATTACTGGACGAGTTGTTCATGTTCCAGGTAATCATGATTTTTGGCACGCTGCACTGTCCCCGACCCAAAAAGTTTTTGAAATAGAAAACGTCAATGATTGCAAATATTTAACTGGAACTGGATGGTTTGACGCAGATAGTATTCATTTCCTAGACAAAAGAACCTGGGTGGACTTTAAGTATATTGGAGACTATCCATATGACGCAATGAGTCAAATAACTCAAGCTCATAAAGCATTTCTATGGCAACTCGAAAAGAGTGATGCCGACATATTAGTTACCCACCACTTCCCAGTAGAATCTACTCACCCAAGGTGGATGGGGATGAAATCGAACCACTTCTTTAGTAGCGAAAACTTTACCAAATCCTTAGTAAAGGCCCCAAAATTGCCTAAGCTATGGATTCATGGACATACCCATGACCCAATGGACTATATTCACCCATTGGGGTTCCGGGTTTATTGTAATCCATCTGGATATGCCCATGAAGGTGCCAATATGGATTTTTGGGATAGAATTCGTATTGAAGTCGACATAGAGGCTACTGAATAGTCGATGCTTGTAACTCGCCCTCCTGTATGGTAGGGTGGGTGTATGCAATGGACGAAAGACCCAAAAGTTGGCGACGTAAGAATTGTTGCCAAATTCGCTTTATTCCCTACATATGTGGGAAATACAGTAGTTTGGCTTGAAGACTATTATGTCGAAGAAGAATGTATTACATCACATTGGCTGCAAACAATTTGGATGGAAATTAGAAGGTTTGTTAAATAAATGACTAAAATTGGATTAATAGCCATAATGTTGGCAGTTAGTAGTTGTGGACCGGATGTTAAATACCAATACACAACCACTCCTATTCAGACGCCATATGAATACATAATTCATATATCACCAAGCTGTCGCTACATAGTAAGGTCTGAGAGTCCGATTAATTATGAAGACTTAAAGGTTTATTTCCGGGCACTATGGATTACTTATGAGCGTCATTTTGGCAAAGACTCCCTATGCCGAGAAACTAATGGTATGACGGTATGGATGGTTAATGGAGGATTTGAATGTCCATATGGGGATTATCCTCTTTGTGATGGGTATTATCTCTCAACTGGAATTGTATATAATAGAAATAGTTTTGCATTGTTACATGAATTCGTTCATGCCCATGAAGCGGCAAACCTTGTGTGGGATACTGGAACACATAAAGGCTGGGTAGCTAGAGGTTATTCATGGCCGGGTCGTGAAGAGTTTGGAGAGAATTTAGCAAAAGAATTTATAGCTGAAGTTGGTTCAGTACGTTTGTTTCATGAAAGATAAAGAGAAGAAAATGACAATTAAGAATAAAGTATTAGGTGAGTTTTACGAATCAAAAGTTGGTTATGGAGTGATTGCGATAATAGGAGTATTACTTATTCCGTTTGTAATAGGAATTCCATTGCTTATATGGGGAATGTTTGACCTCATTAAAGACGCGGGCTCAGTAATAGTAACTACTACTAATATTAGAGTAAAAAATTCCAAAGGAGAGGCATCATTCCCAGTTAAAAACATTAGTGCAGTTGTTGCAACTGGAAGTGGGACTGGTATAATGCTAAATAGCGGGGCAACGGTGGAGCTTCCAAAAGTAACAAACCATACCCAAATGGTCACTGCAATTGACAACGCAATATATGGGCAGTAATAATATTAAGTCTAAAATTTAAATAGGTGATAAAATGGCAAAATTAAAACTAGTAGAAGAAGTAGCTAATAGACTCGAAGACCTTCTTGAAGTATTTTACTATGTAGTTCTCATCCTTGGCACGTTCTCATCGTTTTTAATGGGATTCGTAGCCGGTTACACAGTGAATATCGTCTTAGGACTGCTTGGTGGAGGATTTTTTGCTGTATTTGGATTTTGTGTAACATGGCTATGGTTAAATATTTTTCTTGGTCCAATTGCTTGCTTATTAACAATAAATAAGAAATTAGGACCTATTCCATAAACTATTTTTGGTATTAAAATGACAATTAGATATAAATCTGTATTTCCAAAGTATAGGTCAAGTCTCTTCTTAGAAGAACGTATTTCGCTAGTTAGAAATATGCTAAATGAAGAAAGTATTGAATTCATGGAGTCATTGCCAAAAGATAAGGTAGATGACTTTAAGAATTATATCAATAAAATGCTAAATATTTTAGATGGAATGGCAAATGACGACCAATACTAAAACAGAAATAGTTAGAGCTATAGGGGCCGATTGGGAAGGTATTTATGTCAATGGTAAATTAGCGGCAGAGAACAATGAGTTAGGTATTAGCGACTTAATCAACGTCCTTGAACACTACGGACTAATTGATAACATCGCCTTCTATAAGCATTTCTTAGGCTATGAAGATAATGAAAAATTAGATCTTGAAGGTAGTTTACCCAAAAAACTGATTGATTTACAAATGAGAAGCGACGATACATTATGACACCAAAGATTAAAGAATTAGACACGCTATGCCAGGGTTTTAGACGTTTTGCATTGAATCGTCACGAAGATGAAACAGGCAATAGTGGAGAGGGCTTTGTGGCTGTTGGTGTCCAATTCCCAAACGGACGAGTCGCCTTGACATGGCTGAGTCACCTAGGTACAATGGCTATGTACGATACCCTTGAGGTTGTTAAGGCACTGCACGGTCATGGCGGTAAGACCGAAATCGTATGGATTGATTGTGAAGAAAGCGACTAATGAAATGAAAAACACAAACACCGACATTTTACAAGAAACAGTAAACCTGCTCTCAAATGTAGTCAATAGACTGGTCGAAGTCAGTTATGAAGCTGAAGAATTTAAGCACGAAATAGCTGTATTAGAAGGCAGTCTTGAATCAATATCTGACACGTTTTATGAACCAACACCCGAATCAAGTGTTGATTTTTGGAAAGATGAACACAAAAAGGTTCACAGTGACTTAGTCGAAGCTCAAAAGGAAATAGAAAAACTCCGAATGGAGCTTAAACTAGCAGATATTAGAGAAAAGAATTATGAAAACGCCGCTAATGAATGGCAAGGCGTGGCACATAGTCTTACACGCGAGCTAGAAGCATTAAAAGAGGCTCAAAAGGCGGTTCAACAACCCCCATCCGCTCCTCCTTGTTTTCCCGGAGATACTCAAGATTCATGGGAGTATAAGTACAAAATGTTATCCAGCCATCTTCCATGGTGCCAAAAATATGGCGTATGGATGGGAATAGTCCCGCCAGTATGTACTTGTGGTGCGGAATTCTTGCCACCATCGACTATATCAACTACTTCAAGTACTAGATTCATTTGGCCACTAGAATGTTCTGGATGTGGCGGGAATTGCTATAGCTGTAAACAACGCATATCTAATGCTAAATTAAAGACAAATGAAAAAGAAGATTAAAGACCAAGACCCTGAGTTTAAATTACAAATAAATAAAGACCAATATAGATGTGGTGGATGTAATTTACCAACTAATAATGACATAGGCAGTTTTGTTGAAATAGAGCAAGGTGTTGATATAAAGATGTGCAATATCTGTACGGGCAATGAAACTAAAACTGAAACGGGAATTAAGGTAGACAATGAGCAATCAGGGTAATATAGAAGTCCGGGCGCTAGACTTGTTGACCAACCTGTGGTAAGGTAGAACCAGAGGCAATCAAGGAAGGGCAGGGTAAGGCAATGACACAAAAGAAAGCAATGAACACAACAGAAAAAACACAAGAAGATGGCCGGTTTGTGTTTCGGCTTGCCTTGAGCCCTACTGAAGCCCAGAAGCACGAACTCCGAAAGAGGTTTGTGCAAGTAGTTAAGTGGTACAATGTGAATCTTCGTGAAGCAATTAAGCGGGTAGAACATATCAAAGCCAATAAGAGATATCAGTGGCTTTGTACTGAACGCCGTCGTCTAAACAAGAAATTGCCCACAGACCTTGCTGCAGAACTTAAGAGTCTTTCTAAGAATATTCCGGGTCTTCCATTTAAAGGAATAAATATTTTTGATGTAACCAAGGAATTGAAGTACAAGAACCTTCGAAATGCCATAGCTCCAGACCTAGGTGCTCAGCCAGCTAATACTATTGCCGAAAGAGCCTATGAGACAGCGGGAGCGTGGTTATATGGTGGGGAGCGTCCGAGATTCCGAAGTCTTCGTAGAGGCGAATGGGTTTCTATAAACGGAAATCAACACATCAAGCTCACTCCTGAAGGTATTCAGTGGGGAGCAGGTCTTATAATTAAGCCTTATTGGGAAAAAGGCGATGAATTTGCTGAATATGCTCTTAAGCACCGAATTTCTTCTATTGAGATGTGTTACAATGGAGACACCTTTTCTGCCCGCCTTATCTGTGTAGGGAAGACTTTATCCCGAGTACAGCCTAAGTCAGGTAGTGTTGGAGTAGATATTGGTGTATCTACTGTAGCTGTTGTCGATGCCACTTCAGGCAGTCTAGTTCTACGTCATGACACCGTACAACAAAACAAATTCGATGTTAAACTGCGTAAAATTAGCCGCAAAATGTCTCGTCAAATTGAGGCTAATAAGAAGAATAAGCTAAAACAAGATACAGCGGCTCTCAAGGCTACCAAAAAAGCTTTGCGTAAACTCCACCGTAAAGAGGCGACGGCTCGTAAGAATGGGAGAAATATACTTGCCAAAGATATTGCCGCACGCGGTATTATAATGACGGAAGACCTTGATTTCAGGTCTTGGCGTAATTCTAACTGGAACAAGAGACTTAAGTCAACTGCTCCTGGTTATCTCATTGCCCGTCTAAAGCAATTAACCAATGTGGTATTAATTCCTACACGCACCACAGCTTTGTCTCAAATGTGTTTATGCGGTCGTAAGGCAAAGAACCCCAATATGGGTCCACAAGCACGTCATATTTGTGACTGCGGAGTTAATTGCCAAAGAGATATTTTTAGCGCATATCTTGCGCGATTTGTTGTAGAAGGTGAAGGTAAAGGTAAACTGGACTTACAGGCTGCTCGAAATGAGTGGCTTAAGGGTGCACACACCACCCTGTCGGCGGTAGGTCCGGAGTTGTATCCAAGTGGGAAATCGGCCAGTAAGGCGAGGGGCTCGGTGGTAACCGCTCCCCTAGACCCGCTCGCAGACAAAAACTCTCGGGAACGTGCGTACTTAACTATTGAAGAGCCGCTGGGGCGCAAGCCTACAGTAGGGGTCACTAGGGGTCGCTCGCAAGATGAGAGAATACATCAAGAATATCAAGCCACTACAAGACCAAAACACATAGGCCCTCGCAGCAGCTAAAAGGCCTGATGTATAGTGCGGGGATGCCATTAGCCCTGATTCGAGCCTGCCAGCTTGTGCTCGCAGCAGCTAAAAGGCCTGATGTATAGTGCGGGCAGAGCGGTATCGGAAGTGAATGCAGGCAAACAAAGAGCTAGTAATAATTAAAGGCCTGATGTATAGTGCGAGATGGAAAGATATTACTCATGAAATACAATACATTTTTTATAATTTTATTTATGGTCTTTGGAAGTATATTTGGTTTTACAGTCGGAGCGGCTATTTTTACAGAGACTGAATATATGGACAATTATGGGACGACTTGTAAGGTGAGGGAAGTTGCTCCACAATGCTCCCCAACAATGAAGTTTAGTTGCTACACCAGATGTGACAATTTTGTTAAAGGCACGAAAGATTCTGCATATAACTACAAAATTTGCTTAGTACGGAGCTGTGGATGTAGATGGGGATGTCCTGACATCAAAATCAATGAAGAAATGGATTAACCCTTATGCTAGAGGACTAAATGACTAACCCAAATCAAACAAAGTCACTATGGTTGCTAACAGTCGAGGATGGTAAAGAGCAACTAAAGGACTTGAACTTGAAGTTTAAGGAAATTGAATCTTTCACTAACGGCAAACCCCGTATTGCTACTGAAGAAGACTGTAAGGCAAGGTGGGGAACCAATAGAAACAGACATGGCTTCCGGTGTAGGTTGTGTGGTCATAAGTTTCAGGTTGGTGACGTCTGGAGATTTGTTTTGGCTAACTTTACTGGTAGTCCATTAAAATACGGTAATTTTCTAACATGCATTGCGTGTGATGGTCCAGATGTGGTATCTAGAGCCGCTGCTCAAGAAATAGAAGCTGAAACCCGCTTTTGGTGGTTTAGGAACGAAAAATGAAGATAGTTAATTCGGTGTGTCGTCATTGTAAAATTGACCGTAGTGTAAGCCAATGTAAGTGTTGTTGTAGTGAAGAGTGCCCATACATAGATGACGACAATGCTCCAGAAGGACCATGTGAAGGACCATGTGAAGTAGTGGATGAAATCAATGGTGGAGATGACTGGTATTGGGTGCATAGATGCCAAAAGCATGCCAAGGTTTATTATAAACTATTTATTTAATACAATACAAACAAATGACATTTAAACAAGAATTACACAGAGCCATGTCCATCTACCGAGTCCGGGCATATGATTTATTGTGGTTAATGGGCTATGGAAATTGGGGCTATTGGGACCCTAACTTGGGCTGGTTTTTAGGTGATAAAGCACCTCCATATCCCGACAAAGCTGAACAAGTTCGAATTCTTGCTTTAATAGCTGGAGCCCAAGATAATCCAGAATATTGGCGTATCCGGTATGCTGAAATAAAAGACACAGCTGAAGTAATTAATAAAGGGTTGAAAAACGCTAAATATTACCAAGACAAATATTCCCTCCTATACCATGAACTCCACCGTAAACAACTAAGTACCAAATTAGATAATATCCGGTGGAAATCAAAAATGCGACTAAAGTCACTGCGTAATCTATGGATAAAAATAAAGAGCGTGCTATTCCCGAATGGGGAATACAATACAAATAAGGCCAAAATAGCTGCCAGAGGGCTATTTACGGCAAAACCAAAAGATTTTATGGAAGCATATGAAAAAGCAAAATCCGAAAACAAAAACAACCAAACCTAAGCCTGAACCTGAACCTGAACCTAAGCATAATGAAATACCGGACTTCGTTGAAGACTATCTAGACCCAAAGGCGCAGCACATCGACAGGCTGATGGACAAGAACGACATCGGTGTGATATGCTATATGACACCACCATTTGGGCGCTGCCCACGGCGTGGCTGGAAGAAACCGCCGAAGCCTAGAAGAAAACGATAACCGATAAACCAATGAGCTTTCATATCCATATTCCACTAATTAGACGCACTTTAAGGCCTACATATGAAAGATATGGACGCAGTAAGAGCGTCTGCAATAGGAGACCAGACGCACTTAGGAACAGTAGTATAACTAGAGGCAGTGGAGGTGGTGGTAATTACTCATGGAGTTGGAACTGGAGGAGTTGTCACAGCAGAGTCAGAAGCTCCCGACCTGATACAACAATAACCAGCACGACGTGGAGTAGAAGTAATTGGACTAGTCGTAGCGATAGTTGTCGATATGGAATAACATACACATGGATTTATTCCATAACCTATGGGTCTAAGTAATGAACTTCTATATTCCATTAATGAGGCGTAGAAATAGAGGACCGTTCAGAAAGAAACGAGTTTTCAGTAGATACAGAGATTTAGCTGGAGTTGTTAAGGCTAGAAGTATTAAAACCAGCAGAACTGAGAGCAGATTAACCTCCAGAACCAACGTATGGAGCAATGTAAGAGCGAATTGCGTTTCCTCCCTTTGGAGCAAGAGTTGGACCAGCAAGAGTAGATATTACTATTGGGTTTGTTCAGTAACTAAACACAGGACTTATAATGAACTTTCATATACATATTCCAATAATTAGACGTAGATATAGAGGAATATATAATAGATTTATGAGGAGCAGCCCTCGGTCAAAAATCGGATTATACCGAAGTAGGACCAGAAGCAGCAAATGGACCATAGCTGGATGTGGGAGCAGTTTTCTCAGCTGCAGTGGCTTTGCACCAAAAACAAATCTAGCAAGCAGGGCAGGTAATAGACTTGGGCTTTCATTATGGTTTTGGTCAATAAACAAGACAAACCGAAATAAATGAGTTTAAATGAACTTCCATATACCAACTACAAGACCTAGAAGCAGAAGTGTTTATAGGAAATATACAAGAAAATGGGGGAAGAGCAGGGAAAGCATCGATAGTTGGGATTTAACCATTAAGGGTTGTGTTAGTCTTGCAATAAATGGAGCCAGGGCTGGTTGTATGAGTTCTTCAAGCTGTAGTGATAGAACGCCTACGGCTCTGTGGAGTACCACAAGTAGCATAGGAAATAGTCGCATTGGCAGCAGCAGGAGCCTCTCCTCAAGTCGGTTTAATGTGTTTTATTGGCTACATTCATGCACTAAATCGAGAGCTAAATGAACTTTATTTTACCACTACTTAGACGTAGAGCCAGAAGTAGGAGTCGTCGGTATGCGTATAGCGGTCTTGCAAGCCGGGTTAGAAGCGCCTTGACTGTAGGAGCTATTGCTAGTAGGGTAGTAAATGGAGATCGGCACCTTCGCCTTTTTTCTAGAAGTAAAACTAAATTAGGTTGGACAGTTAGTACAACAAAAAGTATGGGCAGCAGGTTTATCCATTACTGGGTGACGTCAATAACTGCATCAAGATATAATCATGACTGATACAATGACAACAATTCCACTAATTAGACGTAGAATAAGGGCTGCATATAGTAGATATAGAAGCAGTATCACAGTCTCAAGCGGAACTCCCGGAAATACAAGTAAGGTCATTTCTAATTTTAGCTCAAATCGCAGCAGTAGTAGTAGAAGTGGGTGTCGAAGTGGTAGATGGTGGAGTATGAATTCAAATGAAATGAAACTAAGTAGATTGGGTAGAAGTAAGTCCAGTGTGACATCGCGTTTTAGTTATTATTGGTGGTTTCATTCTTTTACTAAATCAAAGGTGAGTAATACATAATGATTCCAGCAATCCCACTAATTAGACGTAGACTGAGAAATTGCTACAGTAGATATGCAAGTTCCACGACCAAGATCCAAGATCCAAGATCCAAGATCTTGAATACTTTTCAGGACTTTCAAAAGCAATACTGTCTTCACTTGCTGTCTATGTCGGTATTTTAGTAGGATTTGAGTCTATTTTGGGAGTAAATGCTTATTTAGCTGAATGCATTGCATATGCAGGATTTGTACTAACTGCATTAACTACATTAACTGCATTAACTGCATTAACTGCACTAACTGTAATAACTGCCAGTTATAGTTATAATTATAGTAGGATTTGGGTTTAGGATGACAATTATACATTTACTAGGCTGCATGACAATTGCCCAAAACTATAGATATAGTGATGCTGATGCTTATTTGTATCCTTTAGAGAAAAAACGGTTTACTCACAATTACTGGGGTATGTGCGGTTTAAGGACAAAATACAGGTCCGACAGACGGAATTAACAAATGCGCCCAATAGTGCCAGTAAAAACTATACTATCTTTTTTGCAAAGGTAACCTGCCCGGAATGTATGGTCACGGTCGATTATTTCCTAAATCAGGGTAAAATAACCGTTTTACCCCATAAGATAGTTTGGCATAAGACAACAAATAGGCCCGGGCTTATAAAGGAAACAAATAAGGTATTAAGAGCTATTAAGAGCTAGGTTTAGGTTTTAGGTTTTAGGTTTTAAGAAAATTTTTAGAAATTTTTTCCAATTAGGGACCGTATTTAGACCGGGGGTGCCATTTTATAGGGTATTTTCAATAGGGGTGGGTAGTAGGGGTATTCCTGGGGCTAGATAGAGAGCTGGATAGAGAGCTAGACATAGGGCAGACTCCATGGTAAGGTAAGAAGGGGATAGACAGAGGGTTTGGGATAAAATAGAATAAGAATTGGTGGGATATTGTGTGTGGGATATTGTGTGTGGGATGTGGGATAGATTTGGGATTGTTGTTGAAAAAACAGGGGTGTATGTCAATATTTTAGGGGGTTCAGTACCGCAAAAACCGTGCCAACCCGGGGTCTTGTTTTTGAAGGGGTGGGTCAAAAAATACATCACCGGGCCTATCATAGCGCCCGGGGTTTGTCAACCGTGTTACTTACTGCGAAACCGTTGCCATTGCGTATTCAAGATCGGCAACCCGCTTTTCCAGCTTTGCGACCATTTGTCGAAGAGCGGTAACTTCGTTTGTCGCCTGCTCTGCGAAGATTCGGGTCTGCTCTGCAAGCGCTGCGTTGTTCTTCGCGACGGCTGAAATTGGGGTTTCAGGGTGAGTAGCTACCGTGTTCTGTGGAAGCGGGGCGGGAAGGTCGGGACCTTCACTGATTGGCCATGCTCCGTATGCGCGAGCCCAGTAAATCGGCTCCCCCACAGCCATTGGCTTACCGCTCTTTGCGCTCACTGCTTTCGGATACTTATTCATCATGACGCGAACAGTCATAGTTTCGACTCCTTTGTTTCGGGTTGGACTACTCTGCTTTACTGCGGCTCGGCTATTCAGTTTTGAAAGAATTGAAACCCTTGCTTCCAGTCGATTATACCGTGTTTCTTAGCGGATAGCAAGGAATGCGATTGCAATCCATGAAACCGTGAGCCAAAAGCCCAGAATTACAGCGCCGTCGAATGCCACGTTTCGTTTCATTGTTTCACTTCCCTTCCCTTTCCTTTCCAGTCAACCGTTGAATGAGCCCCGCTAAGGTGTTGATTTAACGAGGCTTTTCAACGGTTGACTTAGAGGAACGTGGCCAGAATCGAGGAAACATCGGCCGTTCCATCGGGCTGCTTTTCCAGCGACGCCACGAGAGCCTTCAGTTCGTCACCCGTGAGGTA